GTGGATGGAGAAAGATTTGGCACGATAGTAATGATGGATCTGGATCGGGTCTAGATGCTGACTTACTTGATGGATATAATGCTGCTACAGCTAACACTGCAAGTACTGTTGCAGTAAGAGATGGATCTGGTGGTATTACAAATAGTTATTATTACTCGTCATATAGTGGTGCTAATAGTGGATTAACAAGATCTTCCTATGCATATACTTTTGGTTTCCAAGAAACTGGTGCATGGACTAACCCATATCCAGATCTTGTTCTCCAGTATCATACTGGTATGACTCTTGCCGCAAACCCAAGTTATGAAGGTATCAGATTCAAGAATGATTATAATGATGATACTGTAAGATTCCAGATCAATGGTAGTTCTTCATATACTTACAAGTATACTTGGATGTACACCAATACTACTGGTTTCTATTCAGATACCAATAATGCTCATTGGAATCCAAATACTGATAGTAGTTATGGTTCTTGGAGGATGATCGGAACTAGAAATGGTTGGGCTGGAATTTATTTCCAAGATGGAGGAAACCAACTTACTCATCTAATGTTTGAGAGTAATAATGGGGGATTTTACTCTCAAAGTAGTGGAAGATGGTGGATGTATTATTCTTATGGTAATAATTCATGGGGTTTTGGATCATCTACAACATCATCTTCTTATATAATATACGCCAGCGGTAATATCTATGCAACAGGAACAGTTACTGCTGCATCTGATGCAAGAAAGAAAACTGAAGTCGAAACCGTAACCAATGCCCTTGATAAAGTCAATCAACTTCGCGGTGTAACTTATAAGAGAATTGATATTAAAGAAGATGATTCTCGTTATAATAAAGTTGAAATTGGTGTTATTGCTCAAGAAGTTGAACCAATATTACCAGAAGTTGTGACTTATGCATCTGATGTTGATGAGTATGCAGTTTCTTATGGAAACTTTGCTGGTCTCTTCATTGAGGCATTCAAAGAACAGACTGAGATTATAAATACTTTGAAGAAAGAAATTGAAGAACTTAAATCTAAATTAGGAGAGTAATATGGCATTAGTTAGAGATTTTGAAATTCCAGGAACAGGTGTAACTGTTGACGATGCATATCATTTAATTGTTAATGTAACAACTGAAAAAAGATTGCATGATGTTCAAGCACCTCCAGATTCAAATCATCCAACTGGATTGACCGCTGGGGGTGACTTGGGTGATCCAGTCTACTGGAAATCTGGTTATGTTGGAAGAATTACTTTAGAGGTTTATGCTTCTAAAGAAGCCAGAGACGAAGGTAAAACCCCAATTGGTGCGATTGGAACCAATCCAACAGATGTAATGCACCCTGACCTAAAATCGGTATGTACACCAGGAAGAGACTTTAAAGTCTTATTCTTTATTGATCCTGAGAGTTCTGATAGCATTCTTACACAAGCTTATAAACATCTACTAAACACAGATTATTATAAGGATGCTGAGGAGGTTTGATAATGTCTATTACACATTCTTATAGTGAAATTACTCCTGGTCAAAAATCTATTTCGGTCAGATTTGTTAACGAAGAAGGATTGGAACATAAAAAAGAATTAAATGTTCCTTATAATTCTGATGGTTCTGTAAATGAATCCTATTGGAATCAAATTATCGAAGACCAAATTCGTGGAATTGAACATAAGTTATCTTTAGGAGTAATTGAGTTCGGTGAACCAGAACCCAAATCATCTTATGTTCCTCCAGAATAATTATAAATATACAATAGATAGGAGAGACGTAACAAATGGCAGTAACTATTGGTCAAGGTGGTAATGGAGTTATTATGAGTAGTGATACTGCCATTTCGGGCAATACTACTCTAACAACCGCACAAAATTGGATGAGTATTGGACCTATCACAATAAATAGTGGAACTACGGTTACAGTAAATAGTAATGCTTATTGGACGGTGGTATAATGAGTACTTTATATACTAATAATATTATACATCCAGCTACTAATACTCCTATTTTAAAGGATACTGGTAACGTTGTTCAATGTAATAGAGTTAGGTATGATTCAAGAACAACTTGGTCTTCAAATAATAGTGGAAACGGAACTGAAATTACTCCATTAAGACTCACGATTTCACCAAAATTTGCAGGAAATCTTTTAATTTGCCAGTGGGTTATTTCTGGTGATTACCATCACGATAACGTATTTACTATTTTTAGGGATGGTGGATTAAATAGTACTGGTGGAGAACAAGGTTTTAATACTGAAGTTGGAAATAATAGATGGTCTGGTTTTGCCAGTGCTACTTATGATGCTGCTGGTTCTGATACTGGTTCTACTCCACACCACTGGTTCATTCAATATTTTGCCAATGCGGATAGTACTAGTAGTAGAACGTATGGGCCCGCATGTAGGTCTTCAAGTGGAGGTAACTACACTCTATTTTTAAATAGAACTGGTAGTTCTAACGGACAAGATGGTCACGAAATGACTGTAAGTACTGGAGTAATTTGGGAGATAACACGGTGAGCTTCGTAACAGCAGGAGAAATTAGAGATCTTTCTGGTAATATTACGGTTCCACAGTATGGTTCAGTAGTCAACGTGAGTACTCTACGTTATGATGGTCGTCCTGGGTATTACCAACAATCTTGGTTAAGTTATAATAATACTAGTGATCTTGGCGCATTATCCATAACTCATAATTGCCAACATCCTAGTAATATTTTAGTTGCACAATGGCAAATGCAAATTGAAACTGACAACAACGTTGTCTTCAAAGTTCTTAAAGATGGATCCTGGATTGATAATAGTTTTGGAGATAGTACAAACGCTTCTGCTGCTAGTGACGAATGGTATTGGAAAGGTTTGCTTTGTGCATATTATGATGCTGACAACTCATCGACACCCTCAAATTATCTATTACAATATGTTGGTTATGCAGGAAAAACTGGAAATATTGTATTGACTCCAACTTGGCAATTTACTAGTGGTAGTGGAAATTTATATATAAACCGAACTTTTGGATCTGCCGGACAAGATGCTCACGAAATTTGCGTTTCTACAGGAGTTTGTTGGGAAATTACTAATCAAGGGGGCATATCATGAGCTTCGTAACAGCAGGAGAAATTAGAGATCTTTCTGGTAATATTACGGTTCCACAATATGGTTCAGTAGTTAATGTTTCTACTGTACGTTATGATGGTCGTCCAGGTTATTATGCACAATCTTGGTTAAGTTATGGTAATAGCAGCGATATTACTGGATTATCAATAACTCATAATTGCCAACATCCTAGTAATATTTTAGTTGCACAATGGCAAATACAATGTGAAGTGCAAAATGATTCCACCTTCAAAGTTCTTAAAGATGGATCCTGGATTGATAATAGTTTTGGGGATAGTACAAACGCTTCCGCAGCTAGCGATGAATGGTATTGGAAAGGTTTGCTTTGTGCATATCACGATGGAGATAACAGTACAACACCTTCAAATTATCTATTACAATATGTTGGTTATGCAGGAAAAACTGGAAATATTGTATTGACTCCAAGTTTTCAATTTGCCAGTGGTAGTGGAACTCTATTCCTAAATAGAACTATCTCTTCTGCTGGCGGCGATGCAAATGAAATTGGAGTCTCTACAGGAGTTTGTTGGGAAATTACTAATCAAGGGGGCATATCATGACAACTAGAATTAATGTTAATGATATTTACAATCTTGCTGGAAAAAGAATTGTAAATCAGGGGATTGGAAATGTAGTTGGATTTGATGCTTGTCAAAATTGTCAACCATTTTTGGTATATAATCAAAATAGTGGCAATGGAACTCGATTAAACACATTATCTCTATCAATAACACCAAAAAAATCCACAAATATTATTTTTTGTCAATGGATGATTAGTGGAGAAGAAAGCTGGGATGAAGTATTTTTAGTACATAGAAATGATGGATTAATTACTGATGCTGGACAACAAGGTTATAATTCAGAAGTAGGAAATAATAGATGGTCTGGACTTTTGGGTGGTTGGTATGATAATAATAATGATTCAACACCAGCTTCTTGGAAGTTGCAATGGCACGGAACTGCTGGTACGACTTCAAAAATAACCTTTACTCCAGCGACTAGATCTTCTCAAGGTTCTGAAAACTGGTTCCGTATGAATAGAACTTGGTCTTCCAATGGTCAAGGCAACTATGAAAGAACTTGTTGCACAGGATTTCTTTATGAAATCGGGACCTAAATATTAATAAATAAAATTGCGAAAAAAAGTTACTAACTATGACAACTTTAAGATTTAGAGATCATTTTTTAAGATATCCTGAGTATGCTGATGCTATTAGAGTTCTTATTAAAGATGTAGGTCCTTGTGCATTCGGTATTCAAGAAAATAATTATGAAAGTTTAGAGTGGCAAGCAGGCAACCCATGTCCAGCCCCTCTCGAATCTGATATAAAGATCGCATTGGACCAATTAGTTATTGAGTATAATAACGATAAGTATAAAATTGATAGATATCTTGAATACGCATCAGTAGAAGAACAACTTGCAATTCTTTGGGATGATATGGATGCTGGAGCTATTCCAGGTAAAGAAACTTCCATGTGGTATGCAGCCATTAAAGAAATCAAAGATAAGTATCCAAAACCAGCTTAGTAATTAAATGTTTGATTATATTATTGTTGATGAGTGGTATGAAAATCCAGATGAAATAAGAGAATTTGCAATAGAAAGAATAAAAGAATTACCCAAAAATGGGGAAGAGGATGAAAATGACTTGGGATTTGGATCTTTTCCGGGAACCAGAGGCAAATCATCCATTGATAATTTGGTATTCAATAGGAAAAAAATAGAAGAACATATTGAATTTAAGATAGATCCGGAAAAATGGATTTATAGTAGTTCATCGGATTGCAATAATTATCTCGAAAAATTAGAATTTAATTTTAATGATTTTTCATCGTATGTAAAAAATACCGATCTGAAGGTTAATACTTTTAAGGCAATATCCAATGGAAGTTTTCAATATTGCACCAAAGATGCCACTCAGTGGATACATACAGATTATGAAACTAATTATGCAGCAGTTATATATTTGACTCCAAATCCACCAGAAGGGACCGGAACATCTTTTTATAAAAATAAAAACACTGGAATTGAATTTGATGATCCAGATATCACATTTCCAAAAGAAGAGTGTGTGGATTTCAGTAGATGGGAAGAAGTTAAATATTTGGAAAATGTCTATAACCGATGCATTATTTTTAATGCAAAACGATATCATTCAGCTAAAAAATATTTTGGAAATTCTATAGAAAATGGAAGATTATTTCAAGTTTTCTTTTTTGACTTAAAAGATTGACCTAAAGTATAAATACCTCTAGGAAACTAGGGGTATTTTTTTATGGCACAACCAGCCAGTAGAGCGGAGTTGAAAGAATACTGCCTCAAACAACTAGGAAAGCCAGTTTTAGAAATAAATGTAGATGACGATCAAATCGATAACTTGATTGACGATGCGATTCAATATTTTCACGAAAGGCATTATGATGGAATTGATCGTGTATTTTTAAAACACAAACTTACTCCTGCGCAGAAAGATACTATACATTTGGGAGTAACTACTACCACTTCTGCACCTATTGTTGGTACTGGGTTAACTTCAGCAACTTGGGTGGAGGGAGTTAATTATCTTCCTCTCCCAGATACAATCATTGGAGTTAATAATGTTTTAAAAATTAACTCAAGTACAATCTCCGATGGTCTCTTTAATATCAAATATCAGTTGTTCTTGAATGACGTTTATTATTATGGTGCTCTAGATCTTTTAAACTATGCAATGGTAAAAACATATCTAGAAGATTTGGATATGTTATTAAATCCGAATGCACAACTTAGATTTAATAAAAAGAATCATAAATTATATTTGGACATTGATTGGTCTTCAGTAAGTGATACCGAGTATATAATCGTTGATTGTTATAGAGTTCTTGATCCATCAGATTCTCCAAAATTGTATAATGACTGGTGGTTAAAAAAATATCTGACTGCTCTCATTAAAAAACAATGGGGTCAGAATATGATTAAATTCCAAGGAGTACTTCTTCCAGGTGGAGTTCAACTTAATGGAAGACAGATGTATGAAGATGCGATGAAGGATTTGGAAGAATGCGATAGATTGTTGAAGACAGAATACGAATTACCACCATTGGATCTAATCGGTTGATATGTCACCACTAAACTCCTACTTTTTACAAGGATCTCCGAGTGAACAAAGACTCATTCAGGATCTTATTAATGAACAACTTAAAATGTATGGACAAGATGTCCTGTATATGCCTAGAAGAATTATCGGAGAAAATACGGTAATCAAGGAGATTACAGCTTCCAAGTTTGATGATAGTTTTAGAATTGAAGCTTATCTAATGAACTTTGAGGGATTTAGTGGAAATGGAGATTTATTATCAAAATTTGGAGTTAGAAGTAATGATGAAATTAACTTAGTCATCTCTAAAGAACGATATGATGATTTTATCTCACCTTTGTTAAAATTGTGGCCAGAAGAGGATAGAAAACTTGCATATAGACCACAAGAAGGGGATTTGATTTATTTTCCACTCGACGAATCTTTATTTGAAATTAAGTATGTAGAAGGTAAAAAACCATTCTATCAACTTAATAATCTCTATGTTTATGAACTCAGATGCGAAAGATGGGAATACGAAGATGAAATTATTGATGTTCCAGAAGTTGATATGGATGGAATCAATATTAATGAATCTATCAAAGATCTCGGAAACATCTATACAATTCAAATGGTTGGAGTTGGTGCCACCACTGCAACAGCGACAGTTTCTTATGCTTCTTCAGATCCTTCCATATATTCTGTACAATATATTGATCTTATTAATGATGGTTATGGATATCTATCTACACCAAATGTTGCAATTTCCACTGCAGGACCAGGTGGATTAACTGCAACTGCTGTTGCAATTATGACAAGTCGTACAGGTCAAACTGGCGCATCCATTGATAGAATACTTCTTACCAATCCTGGTTATGGATATACTCAACCCCCAACTGTCACTATTTTGGGTAATACTGGTGGCGGTGCAATTGCAACTGCAGTAATTGCAAGACGTGTTCTTGGTCCCGTTGCAATTTCTAGTGGTGGAGTTGGATATTCCACAGTTCCAACAATTACATTTAGTGGAGGAATTTCTAGTACTTCTGCAATAGCGGAATCGGTATTAAATACAAATGGAGTTGTTGTTTCGGTTCGTTATTTAAATGTTGGTTCTGGTTACACTTCTCTACCAAGTATTTCATTCACAAATCCAACTGCAGTGACATTTGGAGATTATACTTATAATGAGGTAGTGACTGGAACTAACAGTGGAACAACTGCATATGTTAAGAGTTGGGATGCTCAGAATAGAATTCTTAAGGTATCTGTTGTTGACGGTGGATTTGCACTTGGAGAATCACTTGTTGGAGCTGCAGCAAGTTATAAAATTTCATCGGTACAAAATAATGAATTCTTAGATGCATTTGCACAAAATATTGAAATAGAAGAAGCGGCTGACTCCACAATTGATTTCAGTGAAAGAAATCCTTTTGGGGAGTACTAAATAATTAATACTCTAAAAATTACAATATTATTATGTTAGGTAATTATTTTTATCACGAAATATTGAGAAAGACCATTGTATCTTTTGGTACTCTTTTCAATGATATTCAGATAAAACATAAGAAAAATGATGGAAGTGATTTTAGTATCATTACGGTTCCAATTGCTTATGGTCCTGTTCAGAAATTTCTAGCAAGATTGGAACAGGTTCCAGATTTGAAAAAGAGGGTTGCAATTACCCTACCCAGAATGTCATTTGAAATGACTGGTATTAGTTATGATTCAACAAGAAAAACATCTACTTTACAAACTTTCAAATCATTAGAAGTTAATGATAACAAATTAACTAAAACTTTTATGCCGGTGCCTTATAATGTTAATATAAGGCTTTCAATTTTAGCAAAATTAAATGAAGACGCACTTCAAATTGTAGAACAGATCCTACCATATTTTCAACCACATTTTACTCTCACCATTGATTTGGTAAAAGAAATTGGAGAAAAGAGAGATATTCCAATGATTCTTGAAAGAATTAGTATGGAAGATAATTATGAAGGTGATTACACTGAAAGAAGAAGTTTAATTTATACTTTAGATTTCACAGCAAAAACATACTTGTTTGGTCCTGCTGGTGGTCAAAATGAAGGTCTCATCAAGAATGTTCAAGTTGATTACTACAGTAGTACTGATAGGCAAAATGCAACGAGACAACTTAGATATGCTGCTGAACCCAGAGCAGTTAAGGATTATAATTCAGATGAAACTACTGTTATTGCGCAGGACATTTCTGAGGAAATTACACAATTTGAAGTATCAGATGCAACTGCATTAATTGCAAAATCGTACATTCAAATTGATAATGAATCAATGTACATTAGAGAAATTAATGGAAATACTTTATTAGTGAATAGAGGTCAAGATTCAACGTCAATTACAACACACGCAGAGGGAACTGCATTGAATGTAATTAATGATTCTGATGATGAACTTATTGATTTTGGGGATGATTTTGGATTCAGTGAATACCGTTATGATTTTAGTGACGGTAAAACTTATAGTACCACTAAGGGAACTGACGTATAATGGACTTTGAATCTATTGACAATGCATTAGAAATAGAATCAACTCCCATAGAGAAGGAGATTGTCAAGACAGAACCTAAGGAGATTATTGAAAAATTAAAAGATACTCAAAGTCAAATTGACAAGGACTATGAGTATACAAGAGGAAATCTATATTCTCTAGTAGAAAAAGGTCAAGAAGCTATTAACGGAATTCTCGAACTTGCACAAGAATCTGATTCGCCAAGAGCATTTGAAGTTGCCGGTCAACTTATCAAGAATGTTGGCGATGTTGCAGATAAATTGTTAGATCTTCAGAAGAAAATGAAGGATATCAATAAAGAAGAGAAAGGTGGTCCTACTACAGTTACCAATAATGCCGTATTTGTCGGTTCTACTTCTGATCTTCAAAAGTTTCTCAAAAGTAGTATGAACCCAGATACATCTAAATAATAAGATAGGAAAATAATCTAAAGATATGAGTAAACTCTCTTTTAATGAGTGGTCTATCCTTTCAGACCTCCAAATCATTGATGCAATCCAAGAGGATTATGAATATTCAATGGCAAGATCTGAGTTAAAGACCGCTCAGGCAGCTATCTCTAGATTGATGAAGAAACTTCAGGGAGAAGGTGAACTTGAGGCTTGGATTCAATCCAAGATTACAAAAGCATCTGATTATATTGATACCGTTGCAGATTATATTGATAGTGGTGAGAGTGAAACTGAAGAGGGGGGTGATGTAAAAGAGGCAGTTCTTGGTAGGTACGAAGACCGAAAGAAAACACTTCGTCCTAAAGAAGAGAGATTGGGAAAAAAGAAAGAAACTCTTGCGGCGCCAGCTGGGCCAAAGATCACTAAACTAAAACCAAGAGGTCCAAGAAGAGGTGAGGCAACCGCTTCTCAAGTCCAAGGGTGGAGAGGTTCGGATAGGACGAATACAAACCGCCGAGGACAATCGGCACCACAAGCAAAAGCACTTGCGAAAGAGGAATTTGTTGACGAGGAATTAAAGTCCCATAAGTCAGTAGAGAGTATTGCAAAAAAACATAGAATGGATCCATCAGATATCCAAAAACAACTTGAGATGGGTATCAAAATTGAACACGAACACGTAACTGATAAAGATACTGCAACTGATATTGCACTTCAACACTTAGATGAAATTCCAGATTATTATACTCGTCTCAAAAAAATGGAAGCGAGTGCAAAGAACGACCACAAAAAATTCAAAGACGTAATAGAAGATACTGAAATTCTAGATGCAGAAGGAAATCTTTTTGCAACTGTTATTGATCTCATTAAAGGAACTGATGATAAGTTCAAAGGTTTCACTAATGTGGAAGAAGGCAAGAAAATGAAGGGCGAAGACCCCTGTTGGAAAGGATATGAGATGATTGGTAAGAAAAAGAAAGGTAGTAAGGAAGTTCCAAATTGCGTTCCTGTTAAGGAAGAGTATTCTGGTGAAAGATATTGCGAAAAATGTGGCAAAAATGAAAAGGCTTCCGAGTGCAAATATGGAGAAAAGTATTGGTCGATGTTCTCCATTCCGTCCAATTTAGCTCCAAAAAAGCCTTATAGTATTGCAAAAGTTCATCCTGCAAATGAAGGTTTGAGTTTTGAAGTTAGAAAATCATCTGGTGCTGGTGCATTAACACCTGCAGCAGCTGCACAACTTGGACCAAAAGCAATAGATCTCCAAAAGAAAAAAGCCGCTGGTGTTGATTTGCCCCTAAAATCAAGTCCAGGATCAATGGCAAAACTTGCAGATTCAGTAATTTATCCTGGAGAACTAACTACAGAAGACTATCAAAGACTACAATCTACAGGATCAGTTTATACTATACTATTCTCTTGGAGAGGTAGACCAATGATGAACCTCCAGTTATTCTTCCCAACTCAAAAGAGACCATCTAAAGATGAAGTCAAATCTCAAGTTGATAAACTATATCCTGGTGCAGTAGTAATGCAGTGGTATCCAAGTCCTACCGATCCAACCAAACCAATTGTAGTTATTCAAAAATAAACCTATGAATCCTGATGATATAAAACTTGAAGATATTAATAAAATGCTTGTTTATGAACAACAAGTAAGACTCATAGATAAATTGGATGAAAAGGAAGCAAAGAATTTTGCAAAAGCTTATTGCAAACTTTTTCTCCAACAACAGGAAGTAGTATCTAATTTAGCAAAAAATTTTTGAATTGAGTTAATTTATGTCTGATCAGGTATATCTTGGTAATCCCAACTTAAAGAAGGCTAATGTAGCCGTAGAATTTACAGAAGAACAAGTATTAGAATTTATCAAGTGCAAAACCGATCCTGTGTATTTTACTAAAAAATACATCAAGATTGTTAACGTTGATGAGGGATTGGTAAACTTTGGTATATGGCCCTTCCAAGAAAAACTAATCAATAATTTCCATAAAAACAGATTCAATATCTGCAAAATGCCCAGACAGGTCGGAAAGACAACTACTGTAGTATCTTATCTACTACACTATCTCCTGTTTAATGACAACGTAAATATTGGTATTCTTGCAAACAAAGCATCAACTTCAAGAGAAATTCTAAGTAGATTGCAGTTGTCGTATGAAAATTTACCTAGATGGATGCAACAAGGAATTGTATCTTGGAATAAAGGTTCTTTAGAACTTGAGAACGGTTCAAAAATTCTTGCTGCATCCACATCAGCATCTGCTGTTCGTGGTATGTCATTCAACATCATCTTTTTGGACGAATTTGCGTTCGTTCCAAATCACATTGCAGATGACTTCTTTGCTTCTGTGTATCCTACTATTTCATCTGGTAAGAATACAAAAGTAATTATTGTTTCTACCCCCAAAGGTATGAACCACTTCTATAGAATGTGGCACGATGCTGAAAGGAACAAAAGTCAATTCGTTGCAACTGCGGTTCACTGGTCTGAAGTTCCTGGAAGAGACGAGAAATGGAAACAACAGACAATTGCAAATACCAGTGAAGAACAATTCAAAGCAGAACACCTTTGTGAATTTTTGGGTTCTGTTGATACTCTTATATCTGCATCAAAACTCACATCTTTAGTATATGATGATCCAATTACAAGAAGTGCTGGATTGGATGTTTATGAAGAACCAAAGAAAGATCATAATTATGTTGTAACGGTTGACGTTGCTCGTGGAGTTGAAAAAGATTATTCTGCATTTGCGGTATGTGATACAACAAGTTTTCCATATCGATTAGTAGCAAAATACAGAAACAATCAAATAAAACCGATGTTATTTCCAAGTATTATTAAGGATGTAGCTGCTGCATATAATAAAGCTTATGTCTTAGTAGAAGTTAACGATATTGGAGAACAGGTAGGACAAATTCTTCACTTCGATTTGGAATACGACAATATTCTTATGTGTACAATGAGAGGTCGTGCGGGTCAATTAGTTGGACAGGGATTTTCTGGAAAGAAATCCCAGATGGGAGTTAAAATGTCTAAAACCGTTAAGAAGATTGGATGTTTGAACCTTAAAACTCTTATTGAAGACGATAAGTTAATTGTAAAGGATTATGAGACTATTAGTGAATTAACTACTTTTATTCAAAAAGCAAACTCATTTGAAGCGGAAGATGGTTGCAATGATGACTTGGCGATGTGTCTTGTTATTTTCTCTTGGTTGATTACTCAACCATATTTCAAAGAAATGACGGACAATGATGTCCGTAAGAGAATTTATGAAGAACAAAAGAATCAGATTGACCAAGATATGGCGCCATTCGGATTTATCTCTGATGGATTAGATTCTGGAGAAAGTTTTGTTGATGATAGTGGGGATAGATGGCATACAGATGAGTATGGAGATAAATCATATATGTGGGATTATGGATAAATGGATTTTGAACAACAAATTGAATTACAACATTTAATTTTTACTGAAAGAAAATGTAGAGTTTGCGGGGAAATAAAAGATTTGTTGGACGGTTTTTATCTAACTCGTAAAGGTAGAGGAGATATTCCATCCGCATATTCATATGAGTGTAAAGTATGTACTGTGCAGAGAATTACCAGTAGTAGAAAGAAGATTAACTCACAAATATATTGGGAATATCCAGACTGGTAATGTTCACGCATTGTTTCCCCAATGTAAGGTTAGCAATTTATAAATACATTTAGTCAAGTTGAAGCTTCTTTAGAGGGAAAGACATGTCGCTAAACTTAGTATCACCAGGCGTAAAGGTAAGAGAAGTTGATCTAACTGTAGGGAGAATTGATGCAGTTAACGATCAAGTGGGGGCAATTGCCGGCCCATTTGCTAAAGGTCCAATCGGTATTCCAGTTCTTGTAGAAACCGAACAGGATCTACTCAATACGTTTGGAAAGCCATTAGATACTGATGGTCAATACGAATATTGGATGTCCGCCTCATCGTATCTTTCCTATGGCGGAACTTTAAGAGTAATAAGAACCGATTCTACAAACCTTAATAATGCACATTCATTTGTAACTACTTCACAGACTTTAAAAATTGAGTCCAGTGAAGCATATTTCAATGAGTATCAATCAGCTACTGGTTGGACTTGGGCTGCAAGAGATGCAGGATCCTGGGCAAATGGAGCTAAAGTTTGTGTAATTGATGGTGCTGCTGACCAAAGGGTTTCAATTGGTACTTTTGGAATTCTTGCCGGATATGCATTTACTTGCAGTATCAGTACTTCCTATGCGTCATCAAATGGAACAGTACAACAATTTAATGGATATTTGAAAGGAATTGTTACTAAAGTAAATACTGATAGCGTAGATGTTAAGATTGTAAGTAGACACGACATTGATACTGGAATTGCTACTGCAATCTCATATTCATCTAGTAGTTTGAATAGTATTCCAACTCCCTACAGTAATTCTGGTTCTTACTGGCAAATTTTTAATAATGTGGGAACCGCTACTTCATTGGAGAAATTCAGATTATCAAATAATGGAACAATTGGTATCGGGTCCACCGTAATTACTTGTCCCACTGATATAGTTTTAAATTCTGTTATTTCTATTGGAGATTTACTACAAAGTCTAAATGGAACTTATAAGGCAAGAATTGTTGGATTAGCTACTGGTCAAATTACTTTAGATTCTGCAGCTCCAGTTTCATTAGCTTCAACTACTTTTGTCGTTACTTACGCAAGAAACTCAATTGATGGCACCTTGAGTAAGGGAGAAGGTTTACTTCCAAATACTACCAGTAATGCTATCGTAGACTGGTACGATCAACAAACTTTGGGACTATCAAATTCCGTAGTTTATTGGAAGTCAATTGCACCTAAACCAACTACTACACAATATGCAAATGATAGAACTTCAAAAAATGATGAACTTCACGTAGTAGTTGTAGACGATTCCGGTGCAATAACTGGAATTGCTGGAAATATTTTAGAAAAATTCACCAATCTATCAAAAGCTTCTGACGGTAGAATTAGTCCTTCACAAAATATCTACTACAAAAATTATATTGCAAACAATTCAACATATATCTATGGTGGTGAGGTAGATTCCCTTGTAGCTTGCAGTTTCACTAATTTAAATGGATATACTTTGAATAGTGGTGGTGCTATTACTTGGGGACAATCTGCAACTGGAGTTAACTTTGGTTGTGTTGGTTCTAGATCATACACTCTTAGTGGTGGAAATGATTATGCACTATCTGGTACTGGAATGGCTCCAAGTCTTGCAAACATTATTTCATCTTATGAGATCTTAAGAAATCCATCAGAATATAAAGTTAATTTCCTTATTTCTGGTCCAAGTGGTGGAACTACCATTTTTGAATCTCAAGCAAAAGCAAATGCATTGATTTCTATTGCTGAAGAAAGAAAGGATTGTATTGCTTGTATTTCTCCACACAAAGATGGAGTTGTAAATGTACCTTCTAGTGATACTCAGACCTCCAACATTATAGAATTCTTTGATGCTTTGACCTCCAGTTCTTATGCAGTATTTGATAGTGGTTATAAGTATACGTTTGATAGATTCAACAATTCGTTTAGATACATCCCATTAAATGGGGATACTGCAGGATTGATGGCAAGAACTTCTATCAATAATTACCCCTGGTTCTCCCCAGCTGGAGCTCAAAGAGGTGTTATAAACAACGTTGTTAAACTTGCATATAATCCATCACAAGCGCAGAGAGATCTTCTATATCCTAAGAGAATCAACCCAGTTATCTTCTCACCTGGTGCTGGAGTTATTCTTTTCGGTGATAAGACTGGATTATCTTATGCATCTGCATTTGATAGAATTAACGTTCGTCGTTTATTCCTCACCCTAGAAGAGACAATTGAAAGAGCTGCAAGAGCGCAGTTGTTTGAATTTAATGATGTAATCACTAGATCAAACTTTAACAATATCATTGAACCATATCTTCGTGATGTTAAGGCTAAGAGAGGTATCACAGATTTCCTCGTAATTTGCGACGAATCAAACAATACTCCAGATGTAATTGATTCAAATCAATTTAAGGCAGATATCTTTATTAAACCTGCAAGGTCGATCAACTTTATTGGACTTACCTTTGTTGCTAACAGAACTGGAGTTAGCTTTGAAGAAGTTGTTGGAACTGTTTAATTAAACTAAAACATTATCACTAACGAGGTAAAAACAAATGGCATTTTCAAACACTCCAAGCTTTAGTTCTAGAACTCTAGAAGATTTTAAAGCAAGATTGATTGGTGGTGCAGCTCGACCAAACCTATTTGAAGTTGAGTTGGCATTTCCAAATTTTGCAACTACTGGTACTGATGGAAGCGCAAACACTACTGATAGTTCTAGATCCATTTCGGAACTTTCTAGATTTATGATTAAAACTGCAGATTTGCCCGCTTCAAATATTGCATCAATTAGCGTTCCATTTAGAGGAAGACAACTCAAAATTGCTGGAGACAGAACGTTTGATGTTTGGACAATCACAGTTATCAATGATGTAGATTTCTCACTCAGAACTGCATTTGAAAAATGGATGAATGCAATCAATAAGCACGATGATAACTCAGGTCTTATCAATCCTGCACAATATCAAAGAGATGCTTTGGTAAAACAGTTCGGTAGATCATCTACTGCATCTGCAAATTCCAGCGTTACCAATCCAACACAGACTACTCCTGGATCATCAATTCCTGTACTTAAGGCTTACAAGTTTTATGGTCTTTTCCCAACTTCAGTAAGTGCTATTGCACTTTCTTACGATAGTACAGATCAAATTGAAGAGTTCACTGTGGATCTACAGGTCCAATGGTGGGATGCTCTTGATTCCCAGGGTAATACACAACTCAATACCGACCCAGAGGTATTGAACCCCCAGTAACTCTATAAATAGTAGAAATAGAGTTACCACTTGACGGATGCCTAAATTATTTGGTTTTAAAATTGAAGATGGAGGTGACGACAAATCCAAAAGATCTGTCGTCTCTCCAGTGCCGGAGAATCAAGAAGATTCTTCGGATTTTTATGTATCTAGTGGTTTTTATGGGCAGTCTGTAGATATAGAAGGAGTTTATAAGTCTGAATATGACTTAATGAAAAGATATCGTGAAATGGCGTTACATCCAGAAGTAGATGGAGCTATTGAAGATGTCATTAACGAAGCAATTGTATCTGATCAAAACGATTCTCCAGTTCAGATTGATTTATCAAATCTTCCCGCCTCTGATAATCTCAAGAAACTAATCCGACAAGAATTCAAATATATTAAAGAACTCTTGGATTTTGATAAGAAATGTCACGAAATTATGAGGAATTGGTATGTTGATGGGAGAATTTATTATCATAAAGTAATTGATTTACAAAAACCACACGAAGGTATAAAGGAACTTAGATATATTGACCCAATGAAGGTCAGATATGTTAGAAAGATTAAAAAGAATGGTAAGCACGTTCTAAACCCCACGTTTATGCCAGCTGGTGCTAAAGGTGCAGCTGAAAATATGGTAACTCCAGAAATTGAAGAATTTTTTGAGTATGATCCAAGTAGTAAAGGAGGTATGCCAACTACGTCATTTAAAAATGCGGTCGGTGGTGCAGTAAGAATTTCTAAAGATGCCGTAACATATGTTCATTCTGGTCTGGTAGATCGCAATAAACAGACGATTCTTTCCTATCTTCATAAAGCAATCAAGGCACTCAATCAACTTAGAATGATTGAGGATTCACTAGTAATCTATCGTCTTTCCAGAGCACCAGAAAGAAGAGTTTTTTATATTGACGTAGGTAACTTACCTAAGATCAAAGCGGAACAATATCTCCGTGATGTTATGACTCGTTATCGTAACAAACTTGTCTATGATGCAAACACTGGAGAAATTCGTGATGATCGCAAGATGATGGCGATGCTTGAGGATTTCTGGTTACCGAGAAGAGAAGGTGGTCGTGGTACTGAAATTACAACCTTACCTGGTGGTCAGAATCTTGGAGAACTTGCTGATATTGAGTATTTCCAAAAGAAACTTTACAGATCACTTGGAGTTCCAGATTCACGTCTATCCTCTAGTGGCGGATTCAATCTTGGACGTTCATCTGAAATTTTAAGAGATGAAATCAAATTTACCAAGTTTGTTGGTCGATTAAGAAAGAGATTCTCTCACCTCTTTAGCGATATGTTAAAGACTCAATTGATCCTCAAAAATATTGTAACTCCAGAAGATTGGATGATTCTTTCTGATCATATTCAATATGATTATGTTTACGACAACCACTTTGCAGAACTTAAAGAGACGGAGTTGCTCAATGAAAGAATGAATCTCTTGAATGTAGTGGAACCTTATGTTGGAAAATATTTCTCAGTTGATTATGTCCGAAGAAATGTTCTTAAACAGACTGATGGTGATATTGTAGAAATTGATTTACAAATTGTAAAAGAGAAGGAATCTGGAATTATACCCCCACCAGTTGATCCAATGACTGGATTGCCAGTTGGTCAAGAACCACTACCAACAACACCCGAACAGGGTGCAGTAGGAGAAGTGCCAACATCCCCAGAAGCGTCAACAGGTGCAGTTGAAATGCCTCCAACAGAAAAGGCACCAGAACTCAAAATGCCCAAAGGTGGCAGGATATAAATATTCTTAAGTAAACACTGAATTTAAAACTATGGATGACCTTATTGATATGATGGTTGCTGACCAATCTCCTTCGGATATTAGTGACAAAATTAAAGAACTTCTGATGCAAAAATCAGCTCAAAACATTGAAACAATTCGACCTGTAGTTGCATCATCGATTTTCGTTACTCCCGATCAAACTAATGAAGGAGAATCTGAATATGAAGATGGTTCAGAAGAATCCGAAGAATAATCCCAAAACTCTCAACTAAAATGAAATCCTTCAAACAATTTCTATCGGAAAGCGTTAATATTGCAGGCGACTTTAATGGAAATCTATACATCAATGGTTCCGAATCACAATCAGAACCAGTCGAAGAGTCTTTCTTTGCTGATGTAGTTTGGGAAGGAAAAATGTATCGTTTGGAAGTAGGGGGTTCTATGATGGATAAGAACGCTCTCGCAGAGCAACTTCAGGGTGAGTATCCTGGCGCAATCGTTCACAACATCTACCCATCACAATCTCAAAGTTCTTTAAGAATTAAAAATTCACAAAGATATCAACCCGAAAGACTCACTTGGACTGATTAATAATGGCACAGTGGAATAAGAATACACAAGACTTTCTAAATCAAGAAAGAAGTCTTTTTGAAGTACCTATGATTGCCACAAAAGATGGTAATCCAGTTTCTTTTGAGAACCCATTTCCAGTATCATTAGGTTCTTCTAATATTACGATTACTGGCGATGTAAATGTAGGAACAACAGTATCAGTCACAAGCACTCCAGCAAATCCAGTTCATAATCACCTCACAGAAATTGGAACAAGTGATATTCTCACAACTCCATATCTTCCAGTAGGTATTGGAACTAATAATTTAAATCTTACATATCTTCCAGTTGGTATTTCTTCATTATTGAATACTGTATCAATTGCTAATACTGTATCAATATCCAACACTTCCTTTTATATTACAAATCCAGTTACTTCTGTAACTGTTGGAGGAACTGTATCAATTGCAAATACAGTATCAATCTCTAACACTTCTTTCTACATAACCAATCCAGTCACAACAGTTGCAGTATCAGGTATTGGTTCAACAGTCACAATTCAAGGAACAGTAGGAATTGGAACAACAGGGCACGTTACACTTGATTTAAATAATGCACCAGTCAGCACATTAAATCCAC